CAGTTGTTACATCTTGAAATCTAATTTCATAAAATGAAATATCTAAATCACTTTCTTTGCTTGGAGGTGTCCAAGTTAATTTCATATGATCTTGTCCGTGCATTTCAACAGCAAAATCTTCAACATTACTTGGTGCTTCAACACCTCCAACAATAACTCTTGTTGCTGATACAAAAGTTGATTTGACACCTAAACTATTTACAGCCCTTACTCTAACTTGATATTCTGCTCCATCTATGACGTTTAAATGTTGATACTCTAATATTTTACCAACTGATATTTCTCTAAATGAATCAGTTACAGTATTTCCGTTTTGATCTTTAGTTTGTTTTATTTGTACTTCATAATTATCAACAAAGTTATCAAGAGAAGCACCAACAGTTATAATAAGCCTTGTTATGACTATTCCATCTGCATATTCTACTAATTCATCTGTTAAAGAAATAGAAGCTGGGGGAAGAATAGAAAAAGGATTTGGAAGAGTAGTATCTGGTATTGTATCAACTTCTTGCTGTGTTCCAAATGTATAATAACTATCTTGATGTTCTGATAAAGTTAATTGAACTGTTGAGTCTGCATTTATACTCATTGCCTGTACTCTAAAAGGTTTTGCACTAAAAGCTGGGGTAGCGTGAGTTATATTAACAATATCACCTATTTGTAAATCTGTTGCTGTACCATCTACATTTATTGAAACATCTAAACTTGATCTAGACCTTCGTAAAATAATTTCTGCCATTTCTTGAGCTTGATATGGGCTTGTAAGCATTGAAAAATCAAAACGCCCTTCTAATAAAATATCACCATCTGCTGTTTTCATTGTTGCGTGTTGATCTGCACTAGCTAATCCTGTTTCATCTACTGGTGGAAATTGAACTTCGTCTGATTGATAATTTTTATTTGGATTAATAAAAGAAACTATAACTCTATTGTATCGTGAATTTTTATTTTTAGATGATACTTGTATTCCTCCTATAATATTATCTTCTGTTAAACTTATTGCGGCTGAACCAGTTGTTTCAACTAAAACTTTATATGCTCCAGCAGTATAATTTAAAATACCTCTACAACCTTTTAAAAACTCTTTAACATTATCAATAGCTTTTTTTGATGTATCAATAACAGCATTACTATCCATTAAATCAATCTGACTTGCACCAGAATAAGGCGTTATGTTTACGTCACATACATCACCAGCAGTTTGCCATTCTGCAAAATTAGAATCAAAATAACTATTTGCAATACCCATACCAAATCTTGTATTGCGTAAATAATCTAATAATTGATAAACTGGATTATCAGAATAAGCCCATGTGCTTGATGTATCTGCTCTATGTGAACCACTTCCTCCTGTTAATGTACCATCTAAGTTTGGATTATAAACTTTCTTACCTTTTACAACTGCATTAACTGTTGGTAATGAACCAAAAGCGTCAGCGTTCCATTGAAAGCGTACAGCTAAATATGCTAAACCTCTAAGTTTATGGTTACTTGTCCATGATGTTAATGTGCTTAACAAACTAGAAGCTGATTGTGAATCACTTCCATAATGAGGTTCTACTGTTATTAAACTTTCTGCGGAAGAGTCAGCGTCTGGTGCTTTAAAATAATTACTGTCGGAACTATTAACTGTGATTTGTGTATTGTCTGCAATATCTGCTGACCATGTTACTAAATTATCGTTTACATGAATTTCTGTAATATCATCTATTTCTCCTTCACCTAAAACTAAAGCCATGTATAAATATTGATTATCTGTTCCAGATGTTTCTAAAAAAGCAACATTACCTCCTACTTTTCTTGTTCCATAAATTATAGGTATAGCGGCATTAGCAGATATTTTATTGACTAAAACACCTCTAGCAGTTTGATCTTGGTTTACATCTCCAAAATCTGGAATATCTGGAATTGGTAATATCCATGAAATAACACTTTCAACAATATCAACAATAACATCTATAATATCTCCAATAATAGGAATATCTATATCTGGAACATCACACATTTTATTTCATTCTCCAAATAGCACCCATCTGTTCAAAACCAGCCCTTTTCATTAATGGTTCAGCAATAAGTTTTGTAGAGATAGACATATGTATTGGTTTTTCTTTAGCTTGATTTTTAATTATTTTCATCATTTGATTAAACAATTCAAAAGACCTATGATCTTTTAAAACATACATTGTTTGTACGTTTAATAACTCTTCTTTAGACCATAAATATTCTGTTTGATGTAATACCACTAAACCTATTAGTTTGTTTTTATCTAAATTTTTAGCAAGTAAAATTTTACCATGTTCCATAAAATAAAATATTCTTGTTTTAAGTTTATCTAAATCAACACTTGGATAACCTAATTCTGGAATTTCTTTTTCAAACTCATAAAGAATATCAACTATTTCATTCATATCTTTTTTTTTGCCTTCGTAAAAATGATAACTACTCATGTTCTCCCCCATTTAATATCTCTTACTGTCAATGCTGTAAATTCCATTCCTAGATCACCACTAAAAAATCTTTGCTGTGAATTACTTGAAGTTTGTCTGCCACTTGTTTTTTCAAATTGCCCCCAATGTGAACTAATTGTTAAAACTAAACTTGCTGTTGTTGTTGTATCATTGATTTTAAAATCATCTATTGTTCCATAGTATAATAAAAAAGGGTCACTTATTAAAGCGTTTGAATCATCTAAAAAACCACGCCATATTTTTACTTCTTTATTTATAATGTTTTCGTTTAGAGCAATAGCAACATAAGTTTGATCTACGCCAGACAATGATAATGCTAAAGTATTTTTTGTAGGTTGATTACTTTCACTAACATTTGTTATTCCTTTTAAATGACCACTTGAAGAATATGTTTGTGAACTTCCAGAAACACTTGAAACTAAATCAAAACTACAATTAGTTAAATAAACTGGGGTAGCAAAAGATATTTTTACTAATATTACTGGATTAATACTTCCAGTTGCTAATTCATTTTTAACAGCAGTTGATAAACCTCTTGCCATTATAAACTTTCAGTTACATCAAATTCAAATTTGAATAATGGTTTACCTTCATTATTACTTTGGTTAGATTGAAATTCTTGAAGATCACTATTTAAGTAAACTGTAAAAGGTACACTATCATAAGTAACTGCTTCATCATTAGCTAATGCACTTCTTAAAGGTGGTTCTATTGTAACTGTTGCCGCATTACTTGATGAAGTAACATCAGCCATAATCATATAGACTTTAGAATGACCAGAAAATTTTATAAAATCTCCAGCCTTTAATCTTCCAGCCCCATCAGCGTGAAATCCATCTATATCAATAGTTGTATCTCCAACAGCATGAACTCCATTAACATTAATAGTAGTATTTTCATTTCCCTGTGCGTTTAAATAGCTGGGGAAGGTTATAGTGAAGTTTTCTTTTTGTGAGCGTTGTTTAATAATAAATGCTTGTATTGGTGCAAATGTAGATCTTGGCATTAGTGGATAACTAACTGTAAAAGTCCATCTTTGACCATCTACTTGCCTTCTAAATGTTTTGCCACTATCAGTTGTTGAAACCAATGTTTTTTGTTGGCTTTTAATATTTATAGCGTCAAATGATGTATCTGGTAATGCCCCACTCATACTATTGCCATTCTTCCTTTTTCATTAACAGCACTATTAATCATATTTATTATGACTCCTCTACTATTAACTAACAATTCATTGAACCCTCTAGCATCAACAGTATTAATATTGAAGTTTACAGTAACAGGTTGACCACCTCCCACTTTATTATTTGGAACTATTTTTCCAGAACCACTAGGTACAAACATCTCTGGCCCTTTTTCTCCAACCATATAAGGTTGACCTTTATTAACTGCACCACCTCCAGCTCTTCCACCCAATAAACCACCAAGAGAGAAACCACCAAAACCAAAAAATCCTGCCGCTTTTTGTAATGCAATCATAATCATTTGTTTTGCTATTATTTTTGTAATATCTAAAATTACTGATCTAGCAAAATCTTGAAAAGCAAATTTACCAGTTACAAGTGTATTTGCTAAAGTATCTGCAAAAGAATCAAATGCTCTTTTACCAGCCTCATTAAATTGCTCTAATGCTGTACCTTGTGAATTCATTTGTTCTTTAAATCCTTCTGAAAAAGATGCCAATGCTGTTAATTCTTTTGTCATTACTTCATCATTTATACGACCTCTTTTCAGCATAGCTTTTGTGTAATTATCAAAATATTCTTCTTCTATTTTTTTCTTTTGATTATAAATATTATTAAATTCTTTAAGTTCATTAGTGTTAAGACCTATTTGTTCATCTAACATTCTATCTTGCTCAAACACTCTATCAATATGAGCGTGTTTAATAATTCTTAATTTTTCATTTTCTGATTTAATAAGATTTTGTTTATCTTGTTCTCGTTGTGCTTGTGTTTTTTCGTTTATCTTAGCTTGATCTCTGTCAGACATTCCTATCTGTTCATCTTTCATTCGGTCTTGTAAAAAATTTCTTTTTATTAATAGATCAATTTTTTCTTTTTCATTTTTTATTTCTTGCTTAGTATTTTCATTTTGTTTAAAACCAAGAGCAACACTATCTTTCATTTGTTGCATATTTTTTCCCATTGCTTGATGATGTGCTTTTAATTTATAAATTTTTTCTTCTTCTAAGATTAAAAGTTTTGCATTCATATCTCTAAAATCAGATGCTTTATCTCTATAATTTTCTAAAGATTTGATTGCTTTTTTATTTTCAATAAGACTTATTTGCTCATTTAATTCTTTTAAAGACATTGAACCTACATCTAGTTCACCTTTAAATTCTTTAAATTTATGAATCATAAAACCCATTGCAGAGGCAAAGACTGTTAAAGATCCAAAAATAATATTTCTTTTTGTTGCTATATTAAATCCTGTCATAGCAAATGTTAATGCTTTTAAACTCATGGTCATGCCATAAAAGAATGTTGCTACTTTTATTGCAACCATTGTTTGTAAAACTAAAACAACAGCATCAAAATTATCTTTTAAAAACTTAAATGCATTTGCCGTACTTTCAACTGCTAATGCTAAACCAACACCAATCTTTGTTGCTATATCATCTATTACTTTTCCGTTATCTTCTAAAAATTTATTTAGATCACCAAATTGTTTTTTTAATTCTGGAAAGAAACCAGCTTCAAGAATTGTTTTTTTAAATGTGAAAAATTTATCACCAATCATTGAAAGAGTACCTTCAAATGTTTTAGCTAGTTCATCAGTTGCCCCACCAAATTGTCCGCCTTGTCCAAATACTCTTTTAAATGCCTCTGCTGTTTCCTCTGCTGTAACTGTAGCACCAGCTTTAAAACCTAGTAAATCTCTAACGCCTCTTTCTCTAAATAAATCAGCACTTGCAATACCAGCAGATAATGAACGTTGAATTTGTTCTGAAGCAGTTTTAAAATCTAAACCTGTAACAGCCGCAACATTACCTGTAATTTCCATAATATCAGATAATTCA